CAGTCGGTGCCGTCTACCTGCGGCTGCTCTTGCGCCGTCTGCTGCTGCCCGAGGTCTTCCTTGGCTTGCGGCTCTTCCTGCGTCTTGTCGCCATGGTTATCACCTGCCATGTCGGCCTGCCTTTCGGTCATGGCCGACATAAACAAATCGGCCCTCTAACACTGCAATCAGGTTAGAAGGCCGTCACAAATTGGCTCTTCACACAAGGAATCACTCTCGGCTACTAAGCCACACCCTTGAGCTCATAGGGCTCCTTCCTATAGAGCCCGGTAGAAACGTTCGTCTTGAAAAGCCTGGCAAACAGGTCTTCGAGTCTGGCTCGTTCAAGATCTACCTTCAGGAACTCCTCTTCACTAATGGTCGTCTTGAGGACGTCAACAGTCTGGTTTGTTCCATAGGCACGGTCGAAGTAATCAAGGTATCCGGTGATAGTGAGGGAGTCGACAAGATGATAGGTGTCCGAGTAGAACACGAGCGCGGCAGTGCGAACAATGATTGCGTGAAGGACGTCGGTTCTCACCCGATGCGCATTCTGTGCTGGCAATTCCTTAGTTTCGACTGCCCATTCTTTCTCGTTGTAGGTGAACGATTTGATGGTGCAGATCTCGTCGGCATTCGGCACTCTATACCGAATGCATAGCGATTTCTTGCCGGGGTCGTAGCTTATTGCCCGCGCGCATGATTTATAGAGGGGAGGCTGCTCTGCGAATTCAATCATAAAACGGTCGCCGAGTAGCACATCCTCAAAATATGCCATGACCTCGTCTGGGTCACCATTGAGGTACATCCGTTTCCGCTCATCTATCATCTCGTTATATTGGTTCTGTTGTTGCAGGAAATAAGCGCGGTCCTCTTCGACCATTGCAGCATGCTCCTCGGCCAGCACTATCTGCCTCGCGTCAGCTGCCGCCTTGCGCTCGTTTAGCTCACTTCTTGCGGTTTCGCTTAACAGGGCCCGGATTCTCAGGGGTAAAGATACACCAGCCTCTTTCGCGGCTTGCCTTCTGCTCTTGTCCTTCGGCTCTCTGTAGTCTCTTCGATCTAATTGCTGGTCATAGTAATCGTCAGGATTGAGGGGGACGATATCCACGCGATGAAGGTCCCTGTAATAGCGCCTGAGTGCGTGTAGGATTTCCGTCTGCTCTGCAATGATCTCCTCGGCAGGCGTCAGCTCTTCCATGCTTACCCCATCCTCAAGTACGTAACCTCAAACTGCTTTACCCGCCTCATCTCCGGCACCCTGTTCTCGACAGCGAACGCATCGTTTACGTCGAAATGCTGCCAAATGTCCAGCCCACGGTCGGGCATGATGTCCCATCCGGTATCGGTCGTGATGTGCCGCGCGTGGATGTTCGGGTCCATGTCCCAGGTAAACTCAATCCCCAGCGGCTCCACGGCGTCCGCCACACGCTGAAGATACTGAATTTGCTTGCCTATCTCACCATACACGTCCTCAGAGGTGACCAGATGCACACGCACGGTCTCAACCGAGTAGTCACGGTGCTTGAGTACGACCTCCATCAGCTCCATTACGTTGCGAACCTGATAGAAGTTACGCACGTATGCATCGACAATCTCGATGCTCGTCGCACCCTCAAGATAGGCCCCGAACAGCGAGTCGTACGAGACTCCACGCTGGTTCTCGCGATAAGCCACGTGACCGGGCTTCGGTCCATTATCATCGCTCGGGACATCTTCGTTAGCGGCAGTCGGCTCTACGCTCGGCTCAGGCAACGCCACCGGCGAGGCAGCAGAATAGTCGACAATTGCAGCCGACATCGGCTCAACCCCGGCCTCCTTGTTCTCCACGCTCATCGGTGCTACGTCCTCGCCAAACAGTGGTACCAGGTCGCGCGAGTGGTAGAACGCCCCGTACTCGGCCTCCTCAAGCGTCGTGACCACGCGACTCTCGCCGGTATCGATATCTCGGTAGCTCATCTCAACGCGCTCGAAGGTCGCATCGATGCGGTACAGCTGGTCCTTCACGCGGCAGCGAAGCTCCATGGCGAACTCGAGCAAGTCGCGTGCCTGCTCCTTCTCCATGACGCCATCGGGGAAGAGGATCTTCGCCAACCCGCTGAACGTCTTGGTGATTCCGTCGCGGTCACGCGTGGAAATCGAGCGCGACAGATCGAACCACTGCGCGAACCCGTTTCCGTAGTCCAGGGCACGCAGGTACCGCAGGGCCTCGGCCAGGTAGTCCACGATGAAGCCGTACGATTCGCAGAACATCTCACCGCGCACGGTCTCCACCTCCCAGCCGGGGATGTAGGCGTGGAAACGGTCGAGGAACGCCGGGTCGTGGTAGAGCTCCGGCAGGTCATCGAAAAGGTCGCTGTTCTTCAGCAGATAGCCCACCTCATGGCTCGTATTGCCCAAAAACGCCATCGACGCCTCGGCTGTAATCTGCTCCACGCCACGGCTGAAGCTCTTGTTCGCCATGTAGTTCTTCATGATGTCGACGATGTCCTTGTTCGGGCGCTTCTGCTTGCCCGCGAACTCGTCGAAGCCAACGCAATCCCAGAAGCCCACAAGGCCAATACGTCCGGAGGCATTGTTCACGAAGAGCTTGGCGGGGGTCACCTCGCCACCCGAAATCAGAATCCCGTGCGGCGAGAACTCGCTGAATACGTGCGACTTGCCTGTGCCTTTTGGCCCGAGCTCAATCAGGTTGAAGTTGCGCTCGCAGTAAGCCACGAGCCTCGTCATAAGGAAGAGCTTCGAGCGGTGGCTCAGCAGGTCAGGCTCAAGCCCTACCGTGCGAACGACGATGTCGAGCCACTCCTCGGCGCTGAACTGTCTGCGTCCTTCGCAGTACTCGTCATAGTCGAACCAGGCCAGCTGGATGGGCTTGAGCGACGTCAGTATGTACGGAGACTCGTTCTTGGCCTCGTTCGGAGAGTACGACAGGTCGGCGATGCACCACACGCCCGAAACCAATAGCCTCTGGTTCTTCTTGATGGTCGCCGAGTCAATGAGCACGTTCCTTATACCAAGGTTCTCGAAGCTCGCCTCGTAGGCGTCCCGCTTCTCGTTCAAATCGGCGTGCACCTTGTCGATGACGCGCTGATAGCCAGTCTCCTTGATGCGCGAGCGGATGAGCCCGCTCTCGCTTCGCTGCACGTAGTGCTGGGCAAGGATGGTCTTCACCCGTTCGATGCCCTCGGCGATCTCCTGGTCGTCGTCGGTCGCGCAGGTTTGCCCAAGCAGGTATTCGAGCACGTAGCTAGGCACGGCGGCGTTGCCGCGAACCTGCTTCACCAGATCCTTGCGCACCACGTAACCGTCGAAGGCGTCGTTGAGCTTGCGAGAGAGCGTATCCATTTCAACCCCCTAGAAGAAGTCCTGGCCAAAGTTGTGGCGCACCTTGTACTCGGCGGTGTCGCGCGTCGTGTAGCTGCTCGTGGAGCCCCAGCGCCCCTCCACCTTGAAGGTGAGCTTCGCGCCATGCCGCACGCCGGCAGAGAGCACCAGCTCAACCTCGGTCATGCGCGCCGCATCGTCCCGCGACTCGCTGGCGAGGTCAAGCTGCTTCACGGTGGAGACTGCGTTGCCGTCCTCGTCATAGAGTCCTACGCGCAGGTGTAGCGGTGTCCTCGCGTCGCTCACGGGCTCGGTTTGATAGAGCTTGACCTTCAGGCTGTTGCCGGTGATGACGCTCTTGCCACCCTTGAGCACCTGCACGCCTACAGGCTTTCGCTTCTTGGGCGTTGCGTCGCCCTGCACGCTCACGACGGGCACGACTGCCTCTTCGAGCGTCATGCCGCCATGGACGAAGCGAGCGCCGGAACCCTGCAGCCTCATGCGCCTGATGCCCTTGGGAATCCAAACCTCGAAATCGCCGACAAGGCCCAGCTGAGCCGCCGAGAAGCGCATCATCTGGTCGCTGTCATGCAGACTCTTGCCCAAGGCAAAGCGTCTCGTCCTCGAGCCGTCCCCTGCGGACACTGCTGCGGAGAGAAGCGAGTCGTCCACGTACATGAACCCGGCTGGATCTCCGTCCTGGTATAGGAAGCCATGGTCAGCTGTGATGAGCACGCTGTCGTATTCTTGCGCCAGCAGCATCTTAACCAGCTTGCGTATCTCGGTGAAGGCGTCGCGCGCGGCCTTGAAGACCTCGCGTTCGCTCTTCGCGGCGTCGCCGGTCTCGTCGATGCGGTTGTGGTAGACATACAGCAGGTCGGCCTGCTCCTGGCCGCTGAATCCGCTGTGGAGCAGATCGCTTGCCTGCACGCACATACCGCACATGTCAGATTGCGAGAGTATCTTATCGCGGTTTGCAAGGCCAGTCGCACTCGTGCCATCTACGCTTGCGCCCTGCGAGCCGATGTCGATGCCCAGTTCGTTGTTCGGAAGCAGCGCGGCCATTCCAAGCTGCGTGTAGGTCGGAGCCATCGCCAGCATGGGCGTGATGGTCGCCTGGTAGCGCGGGCTTCCATTCTCAAGGAGCCATGCAAGCTCTGCGCCAGCCTCGTATCTCAGTGCGTCCGAGATTATGACCGCCACGCGTTCGCCATACGATTTCATGGCGACGTCAGCATAGAAGTGCCTCTGCAACGTCACGCTGCCCGTTGGGGGCCACGCACCGGCCTCTATGACCTTCGCCTGCCACGTGGCAGCGAGGTCTGCTAGGAAGCGCCCATAGCGCGGCTCTACGGCCTTGCGCACAGCCGAGAAATCGCAAAGAAGGTCCTGCCCAAGCGCCTCGTGAAAGCGCCGGTACGATCCATCCACCATGTACCACGACGTGACGTACCTGTCGATAACGTCGTCAGCATTCTCGGCGAGGGCCTTCTCATCATCGAATCGCTTGCATCCCGCTATGAGCGCGCTGGCGGCGGCCAGGGCGTTGTATGATGCCTCCGACTCGCCGTACCAAGGGGTGAACTTTCGCTTGGCAACGACAGAACGTATTGCCTCGGAGCAGTCGACGCCATTGGCAACCTGGCCCGCAAGCCCTTCGACGATCCAGCGGTCGACCTGCGGCAGATAGGGGTTGTCCACAAGCGCGGCCCAGTCCAGGCTGTGCAGGTGATACTTGTCCTCCAGGAACCTCTGGGTCTTCCGCATCAGCTCCTCGAAAGCCCTCCTGTGGCTCGCGTTCTGCGACATGTCAGAGAGAAGCACGCTTGCCTCGGTGTTGAGCGATGGCGCCTCTCCGGTAACGTTGCTGCAGGCGGAAGTGACACAAGCGAGCGCAAAGTCAGACACCCCCGGCTCCTCTGATGCGTAGCCAAATCCAGAACGGAGCTCACGCCACAGGACCCCCTCTAGTCCGCCTAGCTCGATGGCGCTCCACGCCTGGCGGTCTCCAAGCGCGTATCCCTTTACGATAGCAAGTGCCACCTTGCGCCGCGCGTCCACCCTGTGCGGAGCAGTGTCGACCCCACAGGCGGCTGCCAAAAGCGCAAGCTCGACATCGCTGTCGTTGACATTGTCGTTTAGCCAGTTTGATCCCAAGAAGAGCGTCGTTAGCCTCGTCTTGGTGGCGACATCGTTCGCAAGGGCCGCGTGCGCGTCAAGTACTTTCTCGTGCTCAAGCGGCACGCCGCATTCCTGCGCCCACTCGGCGGCACGCGAGTTCGAGAAGTTCACGCTAGCAAGCTTTATGTCCAGGAGGAAGTCGACGGAACGCTCAGGAGCTCCGCCTGCTCTGTACACGAGGAACTTGCCCCCGGGCTCGTCCAGCAGCACGCGACGCTTCACAGCAAACTCGTTGTGGTCGACGATGACAACCTCGCCATCAGCGGGCTCATACGTAGCTATGTCATCGGCAAACTCGCCATCCGCGTCCTCCCAGAACACGATGCGGCTCTTGCCGAATGCGTTGTGTAGGCGCTGTAACGCCATGTCGCCGAGGGTCATCCAAACGCTCCTTGCCCTATGAAAGCCCCGTTACCTTGCGAAGGGCGCCGGGGAATAGCTTGTAGTTGTGCCGCACGCCGTCATCGAGGTCAATCTTGATATGCCGCTGTGCCATCGGGTAGAGGACGTCGCGCTCCCAGTCGTTGAGTTCGTCAATCATGTCGTGGTACTTGTCGGCGCGCGTCCGGTCACGGGCGATATCGGATGCCTCCAGACTGCGTGTCTGTATTTCGAGCTTACGGCGCAGCTCGCGAACGTAGTCTGTCAGAATCTTGCTCACGGTGCGGTCGTCGTAGCGATGTAGGTACACCAGGCAGTTGAACGAGCTCTTCGGACTGCTGAACATCCAGTAGATGGGGCGTTTGCCGCTCCCCGTCACCGAATAGGTCTTGCAATGGTCGTCGTAGAAGGCGCTCCTCTTTCCTTTTATGAAGTATTCTCGGAGCTTGCAGCCGAGGGTTTCCTCGATGTAGGCAAGGTTCTCGTCGAAGCATTCCTCTCCGAATGCTGCCTTGAGCCAACGCCAGAACTCGGTGACGATGTCATCCTCGAACCACTCTTCCTCGGTGATGGGTAGGATGCCGTCTTCGTCAGGCATGAAGCTCGGAGACGGAATCTTGGCAAGATAATCTTCGACCGTAGATCCCTGGTCGGCAAGGATAAGGCCGTCCATATCGAGAGAGTAGCGGCCGAACATGCAGCCAATGGCGTAACTTATAAGCGATCTTGTCTCGAAGCTACTATCGGGTGCTTGCCCGTTTGATACAGTTATATCTACTTCATTCTCAAAGTCGTATGCCTGTGCGAAGTATTGATTGATTTCTTCTTCGTTTCTTGTTAGTTGATTAATCCGATCCTCGCTTTGTGCCTTATGCGTTTCATATGCTTCACGAAGTGTTCTGGCGCCGTTCAGCATTGACTGCCGTTCAAAGCCATGAGCAATCTCCATCTCGATCCACGAGCTTTTTGATAAGTCAATGCATTGGCGCGCAAGGTCGCAAATTGATTTGTAGTTATTCTCATCGATTATTACTGGAAGCTTTTTCATCTCACCTACGCCTATTGTGAAATTAGGAGAAAGAGCTCCTAGTGGCTTCATGGCGGAAGTGCTATTACAAAGCGCCATCACGTAATAAATGAAGTCTTCCCTTTCAGCAAAAATGCTTGAGCCCGCCTGATCGAAAACCCACCCTGCTGGGTAGTATCTCATCGATATCCCTGAACCTGATATCTTGGACCAAGATACCGATTCTTTGAAATAGTAATCTGGGTTCCGTATCACGGCGCTGGGGTTCTGACGCATTAGTGCGCCATCATCTTCCCAGTTGGCAACCCACTCGGCATTGCCAAACCACTTTTGATATGATCCACCTTTTTTACAGGGGAACCACTTGCTACCACTTGATTTCGCCTGTTCTCTGCTAGTTATGCTGAGGTCAATGCGTGATTCGTCAATCTCCCACCAACAACGCAAGAATGAGTCAACGTCTCCCGTTTGAAAACCTGCGCATACACTTGCAATGTCAGAAAGGGGGCTACCGTTTTTAAAAGCATTAAGCGTCGCTTGGCTTAGCCAATACGCAATAATATTTCCAGGCAGATGGGCAAAGCAGTGCGCCTCTCTCTCAAAACGCCAATCACAGCTTCCATTTTGAAGCGCCACAAGAAGGGAGTCTTTCTTCTCGATTGCGTTGGGGATATCAACAAGGCGGAAATAAACCCCTAAGCGTGATTCGTCATTCCAGGGCATAAACACCGATGCTGCTGTGCTAACAACTTCTCCACCAATTGCCTCAAAAGCTCGTGGACCAAAATGAGCTATCGATACGATGTCGTGATTGTTAGTAATTTTCCGTCTCATTGTTTCAAAGCTGCTGAGAAACATCCATGATTCCATCGTAATCAGGGAAGCGAATCCGCCTTTTATTGTAAAGTTGGCGTTTCTGCTGATGAAGCAAGTGCACAGGTCGCTCTTCTCATCGGGATAGTTATTCCTAACCCAATTGGCTAGCCAGGTACTCATGTTTTTTACGCGCATATACGGTGGATTTGCAACAACGACAGTAAATCGCTTGGCGAGCTGTCGAACAGCAATGGTTGCCTCTTCAATACCGCTTAATGCATGCCCAGCAAAAATGCCCTCTTCGTTTGAAAGGTTTGATGCTGCGTTTTCTAGGAGAAGCAAATCAGATGGGTCAGGATTGAATAAGCTTCCTGCCTCACCAAGGTTTGATAATGTATCTAGGAGTTTCTCGCAACCCGCTATTAGACCAGCTCCTTGCAATTCGTAGTCATCAAATTGAATGGAATGAAAAACTGTTATATCGGGCTGTACTGCATGGCTGAAATATTCCGCGTCTTTTTCGCGTGCCTTAATCGTTAATGCAAAGATTGCGATTTCTGCTGCACGTTCGTCGATTTCGTACCCTGTTAGGTTTTGTTTCAGGATGAGTGCAGGTATTTCTGAAGGTCGATAGCCTTCCTCAATGTACATATCATAAAGCAAATCAAAAGCATATATGAGGATGTGACCACTGCCCATCGCAGGGTCGAGCAGGCTAATCTCTTCCGGGCTGTCAATTCGAAAGAAGTCATTCGTGTTGTTGTTTGGCGCAATATAGTAATCCATGCGTCTGTATAGATCAGAGTCGGGGAAATTCAACATCCACAATCTGCCAAGGCTATTCTCAACCATGTATCGGACAATCCAATGTGGTGTAAACAATTGAGTTGCGGATGCGAGTTCGCTAGCTCCTGCTTTGATATTGTTACTGAAGCCATCGAAGACTTCATCTTTTCTTTCAGCAATATAGAACTGGTAAAGCCAGCCCATCACCTCAACTTCCCTGCAGTTCTCATCATCCATTCCACTTACAATCCGCTGCAGCACAGATTCGTCTGCAAGCAGAGAGCTTGGTGCAAGTAGTCTCATTGCATTTATGCTACGCAGGTCGGCACCGAATAGCGCAGGAATTGGCTTTGCATAGTAATCGCAAGCAGAAAGCAATAGGATTACGTACGCTTCTCCTAACGGGTTGATCGACTCCGTGTTGCCAGTTACCAGCTCGATTACACGTTGCTTGTCGGCTGACTTGAGTGGGAATTCAGCGCAGAAGACACCACGACGAGCATCGGACAGAATGGCAGGCATCGTCTCGCCTGCGCGAGGAGTCACCACGGGTACAGGCGTATACCCGCGAGAGTCCATCAGGCGCAGGGCGCACAGGCGGTTAAACCAAGTGTAAGCGACGCGCTCGACAAGCGCCTCCTTGTCCTTGGCCTCGCCGCGCAGTTCGTTAACGCGACTTGGTTCGTTTATCGACTCGGCCGAGTCGGGGGCGAGGACACGTTCAAGGCTTGCTCGTACGCCGTCCATCAGCTGCACGCGCGCGCCAGTCGCCAATGCCTTGATCTTCCCGGTATCCATGCTCTAGCTCCTATAGGTAGATGATTTCGTCGTTCTGGATGCGCTTTTTGAGGTCGATCCTCAGCGCCTCCACGAAGCTGTCCACATCATCTTCGGTGGAGAGCGTTGCGGCGTAATAACCCGTGGGCTTGCACACCTGTGTATAGCTCACGGTCTTCGTCGGCGCAGGCCCTGGCGGAGGAGGCGTCTGCCCGCCGCCACCGACGGGCTCTACGGGTGTGGGCTCAGGCTTTGCACCAAGTGCGATGAGCTGCTGCGCATACTGCGCCTTGAAGTCGTCGACCGCACTTCGAACGGCACGTATGTGCTGCTGGTTGGCAACGTCTGCTACGGCGTACTCCACAAGGCCTTGGGCTCGCGAGCGGTTCTCATCGGTGGCCTCGCCATAGTACTGGTCGAAGATTCCCTTGACAAAAGTCTCGATGCCCGCCTGTGCCTGCTCTCGCTCCGCCTTGAGCGTCTCGTCAATGGCGCGCTTAATCTCACGTGTGAGCCTCTTGATGAGGCGCGGAGAATCGCTCTCATAGCACTTTTCGTCCGCCATCAGCTCGCGCAGCTCGTCGAGCTTGCCTGAACCGCCTGGAGTACAGCTTGCGTCGTCGAGAAGGGTGCCGAGCACCTCGCTTGCATCCTGGTATATCTTCACGGTGGCGGGCTCGGTGGCGAAGGACGACATCTCCTGCAGAGGCTTCAACAGGTCGTCGAAGCGGTTGGGGAGCGTCTGCGCACTGGATATGAACCAGTCACGTTTGTGGTTCGCCAGCTGTTGCAGGTCGGCCAGAAGTGCATCGTAGGTATCCGCGAAGGGCATGGTGCGCACGCTGGAAAGCGACTTGGCGTAGTTGCCAGCCTTCTGCTGGGCTGCCTCAAGAATGCCGTTTGCCAGCACGCGGGCGTCATCGCTCGAAGCCGTCTGCCCCGACACCTTCTTGTATGCCTCTTGCAATGCGGAGATGGTCGCGGCGCTGGCAGACTTGACGGGACGCACGTACAGCGAATCAAGCTTCGTGCGCTTCGCCAGTTGGTCTGCCAGGTCGTTGCCCTCAACCGGGTCGTCGTTACGCGTGCACTCCACGCGGCTGTTGGCGGCCAGAATGCCTACTGCCTGGTAAACCGCATAGGGTGGCCATCCGTGGTCACCGCCACCGAGGAAGCTCTCCAGAGAACCGCTGCCGCTACCTCCGACGGTGCAGGTGTCGGCGAGCCCCAAAATCTGGTTGATGACTGTCAGGGTCTCTGTGCAGTACTCGGGCATGGGGGTGCCAGCGCCCAGTTTCTTGGTGGCTGCCGTGTAGATGCTGTTCTGGGTGTAGTTCTCTGTCAGCATGCGCAGGTGCTCGTACGAGCGAGCAACCAGTATGTTCAACGCGCTCGTCACGCAACCTGCCGCACTGGTGCCTGTTACGGACTTCGTCACGTCGTCGCCGCGTGTGCCCCACGTCGCCCGCTGAAGCAGTTCCTCGAAGCGCGATATAAGATTAGTCCACCGCTTCTTGTTGATGTCTTGTTTCACGGAGAGAATCAGGTCAGCATTGGGGTCCTTGCCGAGGTTCGTGCCCAAGTACCGCTGGGTCTGCAAGTATGCGTGCATCTCGTTTATGAACTCGTTATCGAGTGGCAGGATGCACAGCAGCTCTTTGTTCTTTGAGAAGCTCGGCATGCGCTCGGTCTCGTTGACGGTCAGGGCCGTGATGATGTTGAGCGTGAGGGAGGCAGTATGCGATCCGATTGCCTGCCCGTCGACCATCACGTCGTAGTTGTAGGTGCCACGGAATCCTTGGTTCGTATACTGCACGCGGGTGGCGGTGATGATGTCGCTCTTGAAGAGCCCGCCGATCTCGCGGCGCACCTCGCCGGGGTCAACGCGTACGTTGCCTATCTCGCGCTCGATTTCCTTCTCCTTGTCGGTCAGGTACTCGAACGCGCCGTCGCCCGCGTCGCGGATGTAATGCTCGGAGGCGAGCCGCAAAAGCGTCTCGTGGATGCGCTGCTGCAAAGTCTCGGCGTTTTCCGAGAAGCTGCCGTACAAGAGCACGCACAGGTTCTTGGGCGTCGCCTCGAACTCCTTGTTGTACTTGACGAGAAGAAGGCACTTCATGATGCGGACGGCAAGCTCGCGGTCCACCTCGCCGGGGTCGAGCGACGTCTGCGCTTCCATCACCTGATGGTAGAAGCTGCTCTTCAGATCGCCGCGAAGGCCGTCAAACATCTCGTCAAACGAGACGAGGTCGCCGCGTCCAACGTCGCCCTTGTCGCGCCTCTCCTTGAGAACGTTCCTCGTTGCGCTCAGCATGTTTCGTGCGCCGGTCGAGGTGAACTCGCCCGTGAACGCGCCAGCGCCGGATAGTGTCTCGAGCGCGGCGTGGAAGAGCGGGAACTGGTACGGCACGAGTGGGTACGTCTGCTCGAATTCGTCTTCGTCCTGGTAGATGGCATACCGCTTCGCCCCGTCGGGGAAGTCGAACAGCACCTTGAAGTCCCCGCTGTAGCGGTCGTAGAGCCTGTCGAGTGCGGGTAGAACGCTGTCCTTCTTGCCCAACAGCCTGTCCTTCACCACGGCGTTCGCGTCGGTAGAGGGGATATTGATGCGAACCTTGAAGCGCGCCATGATCTTCGAGAAGTCCTGGGCGCTACGCTGCGTGAGCACGCCCACGAGGTCATCGACGGTCTCCTGCGATACGACCACGACCCACACGCGCCTGCCGCACTTGGTGTTGAGCAGCTGCATGATCTGCTGCAGACCGAGCATCAGCGTATCGTTGTTCGCGATGAACTGGCCGACCTCGTCAACGAAGAAGTTGAGACGGAACCCGGGCGTGTCTGCCTGGCGACGCTCCACGTATTCCGCAACCCACGTGGCGAAGTCCTCGTAGCTCGGGTGGTATTCCTTCTGGTACACGCCGATGATGTTCTTGTTCGTGCCCTCGGGGTTGCCATAGACGCGGTCGTACGCGCGGCTCGCCTTGAATCCCTTCGAGAGCGCCTTTGCGCGCACGTCCTCCCAGGCGTTGCCGTCCTCCTTCTCGAACTCCTCCTTGAATCGGTTATAGAGCCCGTCGCGGTCGAGGTCGCGTTCGAAAGCCGCCACGAATGCCTGGGTGCCGCCGAAGTATCCGCATTTCTCGTTGAACACCTTCACGAATGCGGAGAGAAGGGCGTCGTCGCCCATGCGACCTGCGAGGTCAGCCTTCGCCGATATATCAAATAGGATGGATTCGCTCGGCGTGCGCTCGCATGCCAGGATGAGGTTGTCCACGAGCGTCGCATCCGATATATGTGGCTTAACGTAGTCGAACGCGCGCCATCCCTCGTGAGTCGGGTCATCGGTCGGTATGACCGGGTTTTCCAGCATGTAGCTAATCATCTTCAAGAGGTGCGACTTACCCGAGCCATAGAAGCCCGAAATCCATGCGCCGTTGCCCTCCGAGTGGCGGTTGTTGTACTCGTCGCAGAATTGGTTGAGGCCACGCCGTATCTCTGGGGTCAGGACGTACTCGTCCAGCTCGTCACGCAGATGGTCGGTCGCATCGGGCTTGATGACTCCGTCGATAAAGCGTCCGATGTCGCGCCTGAACAGCTCTCCGAACAGCATGGCAACTCTCCTAACTCACGGGTGCCTGTCTTTCGGCAACGTAGCAGACATCCCTGTCCTTCTGTGTACTACAAGCGGGACAACCACGGTGAATTGCAGTTGTCCCGCACCAATTGCTAGAGGTCGTAGAGGTTACGCGCCCGGTAATGGGGCGTATTTCCCTCCTGTGGCACATCGAGCACATCGAAGTGCGGCCGCCCGTCTATGCCAACGTGATACATGCCCGGGAAGAAGGTCACCATCGGCACGGGTGGATGGAGCATCTCCAGAAGTCGGTGCACGCGCAAAAACGGATAGCATGCCCCCACGCCGCTGAGGAACAGCAGGTGTGCGTCCCCAATCTGGTCGAGAATCTCCGGGGCAATGACGTTTTCTGCATCGACGATGTCGTTCATCATGTCAATGAAGACGTCGCGGTCGTACTCGGGCTCTACCTCGATGACGTCCTCGTAACTACCCGTCTCATCGAGCAGGCGCATATAGAGAATGTACAGGTCGATGTCGCAAACCTTGTGTCCACGCGCTTTCAGGTCGTCTATGAGCGCATGCCTTACCTCGCGTGCGGCACGCTCGTCGTGCGGGTCGTATGGAACGATGAAGCTGGAAGGTGCGGTTAGCGATTCGCCACTCTTGAGGACTTCTTCACCGAGCAGCTTGTCCAAGATGAAGCCCTTCTTAGTCGATATGCTCGGTCGAGCCTCTCTCATGATGCGCTACTGCTCCTTACCAACGTCGGGAAGTACGGCTCCTCCTCGATGCCGACGAAATCTCGAGCACCGATGGGAAGCACGTACGCGTGAAGGTTGAACTCCTGATCGATGAAGCCCGCCTCGCGAAGCATCTGGAAGAGCTGATTGCGAAGGCGTGGCCGGGTAGCTTCTGCAAGCTTCTCAAGCTCCGGATGGGTGGCAGAAGCCTCCTCGTAGAATGCCTCGTACGCGCCAATGGGAAGGTTGCCCTTGCCCTGCTCCCAGCGCGTGGCCACGACCTGCTCCACGAAGTCCCGGATGAATTCGTACGTGCGACTGATGGCAATCCAGCACAGTGCGGTCTGGGCGGCAGTCTCGTCGTTGTGCGCCAGGGCAGCCAATTCCGCCCCTGAAAGCGTCTTGAGGCGCTTAATAAGCTCAGAAGAAATGCGCTTGCGAGAAGACTCGAAACGGAGCATCAGGATGTCGTCTTCGAGGCATTGACGCCTGACCTCATCCCAATTGACGCAGTCAAGGTATGCACGTGCTAAGATGACGCTCTCGGGCCGCCGCATCGGACAGGCCGTGAACGAAAGAAGATATCGACCCACAGTGCGCCTCCTCACATTGCCGATACACCGCCCGGCATTGCGAGTTCCGAGCGCCAACAGGGACAAAAACCGAATGCCGCATGTCGAGAAGACCGCAGCACTCTAGCCCTCGAAGTATACCACCGCAGTCAATAGATCCACAGATCGACGGGTCATCCGTTCAAGATGAAAGGTTGAGCGCGTCATTCATGCAAAGGCAGCCGAGAAGAGCGGCTCAATCAGGTCCTAACCTACCGCCAACTGCGAGTCATTCGAGTTTTCTTTGCCGCCATCCCTGGCCGCTGGCCCGCACGCGCGCTACCAACTACGGGTTGTCCGCAGCCCGGCCGTCCACGCTCCGGGTGTGCGCTCGGCCCGTTCGTGCCACATGCCGGCCGCGCGCCCAGGAAGTCTCCCGCACGGCCAGCTGTCGGCTCCGTGTGGTCTTCGCATACGCGCCTACGGCAGCCCGCTTGCGCGGTCTGCCTCCGGCCGCGTGCTCAGCCCACACTGCGCCGCCATCTGGCCTGATGAAAGGTTGTCGGGGGCGCGCGTCCGTCATGCGTCACGCCCGGGCTACGGCGCACACCCTACGCGTGGCCGTCCGGTCTGCTGCCGTCACGCGCTCGTTCGCGCACGTACGGTCCATCGGCCAGCGCGGGCGGCAAAGGCTCCGCTGCAGCGGTCACCCGGCAGCCACCGCACGCAACAGGCAACCGTCTCCCAGCTGTTCCACCCGGCAACAGGCACCCGGCAGAGCCCACCAGAAGCCGCCTCAGAGCCGCAACAGGCCAGCCCTCAACCCAACCTCACTTGGCTCCACCAGTAAGCGTAAGCGAGCTTCAGACAGCCTCACCTGAAGCACGCTACCAGCCGAGACCCCCACGCACAGGAGGGCGCGTCACCAATGCCGAAACCGTCTCAGACAGTCCCGCTCGTGACCGCTTCCCGTTTGATGGTACCCGGACCGATCTCAGACGCCCTAGCGCGGGCCACAGACTCCTCCTCGCCATACCACTTGACGCGGTACTCCCAGGCAGCCATGGTGACCCCGACCTCGCGCATGTCCTGCTCCTTCTCGGCAGCCGTATCCTGCACGATGGAGTCGTCGTACTGCACGCGCATGGAGCCCTCATCGGAGATACCCTCGCCGAACCCACGCGACACCGCCATGACAGCACGAGCAATGTCCGTGATGGCTCCCTCCAAAGCGTTCTCATGCCTACGGATATTGCGCATGAGCGCGGAGTTGTCAGATGACACCTCGGTAGCCGTGCGGACGTACCCACGCGTCTCGTCGAAGTCGAAATAGCCCAGCCCAAAGCCGCAGAGGTCCCCGAGCATCTGCAGGGCGATGCGGAAGGCTTCGCTTTGCGAAGAGGTGCGCAGCGCAGGCGCGAACTCCTGGATCGTGTCCTCGGTAGACATCACCTTGCGGAAGACGGTACAGTCCTGCTTGCCGAAGGGAATGGAGATGGCCTTGTCCCCGCTCTTCTCGCGGTCGAACAACACGTCAGAGAGAAACACCCGCATCTTGCTCACGTCCACCTCGTTGATGAGAGCGTCGAAGGTGAGGTCCACAGCCTGCACGGCGTCAACAGCATCCGCGAACACGCTCTGCCCGTAGGGCGACATGTCCACGCGGGTGTTGGTGACGGCGGGCTTCACAATGCCGAAGGTGGGGAAAGCGCATCCCGTATCAAACACCGGCGCGACACCCACGGGCGCGAGCTCATTCCCGTCCTTATCGAAACAGACGGTGACGATCTTATAGCTCTCCTCATCGTTCATGGCGAGAAGAGCGTCCGCATGTTCAGGTGAAGGTGAGGAAGTGGAAGGTGAAGAAGAGCCCGCCGAGAAACCCGCACCGCCCTTCAGGTGCATCTGCAGCTGGTCGACGGCCTTCCCGCGATAGAACGCCCGCGTGACGAAGGCGCACTCGCTCACACCATCCTCGTCCCACGTGAGCGGGATGACCATCCGCGCGTCGTAATGCCGGATGCGAACCTTCTTCTTGTCGAGGTCCACCCACAAAGCCCAGGCACCCGTGCCGAGCCCGAACGCCCTCACCACGGTGGCCTGCGCCTGAGCCATGAAGTTCGTGGAGGAGAAGAACCCGTCGATCCAGTCGGTCGCCTCCTGGTCGTCGCAGACCACCTTGACGTCTTCGTTTAGGAGGAGAGAGCCCCACTCCTTGCAGACGCGCATGGCAGGGTGAATGCTGCGACGATGAACCTCGTACACCCGCCCGAGCCCATCCTTGTCGCGGTAGTCGTAGAAGTCCCCACGAGCCCCCATCCAGTCGTCCCACGACCGAATCCATGGCTCCATGTCATCCAGGGGAAGAACGAACCCAAGCCCCCGCAGGTACTCCTTAACGTGCTCGGGCACCCAGTATTCGTCCATGGAATTCAAGCCCATGAGAAGACCTCCATCAGCCGTCGTAATCGTCTTGGTGAAGCATCACCCATCGTCACAACCTCGCCCGTGCCGTAAAATGTGCCGATATGAGATTCGATTTCAGTTACGGGAGGTTTGGCGTTGAAGATCCTGGTGTTGAACGGAAGCCCGAGGAAGAACGGCGAGACGGCGAAGATGGTCTCGGCCTTTGCGCAAGAGGCCGAGAAGTGCGGCCACGACGTGGAGGCGTTCGACGTCTGCAGGATGGACATCCACGGCTGCATGGCCTGCGAGTTCTGCCACGGGAAAGGGAACGGCCAGTGCGCCCAAGGAGACGACATGGCGAAAATCTACGCCGAGCTCGCCGACGCCGAAATGCTCGTGCTTGCAGCGCCCATCTACTACCATGGGATCTCGGGCCAGCTGAAGTGCGCCATCGACCGGTTCTACTCGGCGCTCTACCCAACGGCGCCCGCCACGTTGAAGAAGGTGGCCATGTTCCTGGCCTCGGGCGATCCCGACATGTACGACGGGGCGAAGTTCTCCTACGACGGCGATTTCCTCGGCTACCTGGGACTTGAAGGCTGCGGCATCTTCACCAACCACGATGCGGACGTTGAAGGCAAGATCAGGGAAATGGCCGCATCGCTGTAATCCACTCACTTCCACGCGGGAAGGGAGGCTCGCTTATTACCCGCGCAGCACATCGTCCATCATCGCGTACCTTACTGCGTCGATGGAATGGTCGTTGCCGTCGGGAATCTCGTCCTCCCACGTCCCGTCGGCGTTGCGCAGGTACTCCTTAAGCGTGAACTCCTCGTAGGTCTTAGGGCAGCGGAAGGGGTCTATGACGATCTCGCGAAGCCCAGCCAGCCATTCATACGAAAGCTTGCGCATGCGTGCCTTCCGAGCAGGTCGAATGCGGATGTGAAAGTCCCGCCGGTAAACCGCCATCTGCTGCTTGCCGTCAGGCGTGTCGTCCGCCCAGACTATTTCATCGTGAAAATACGGCTCCTCGCCGTCCTCGTCCGCGTAAGTCATAGCGTCGAGAAGGATATGCGCCGTCTCCGCAGGCGTCTTCCTGTTCGCCGAGTGCTCTTCGAATATGAGAAGGCGCCGTGCCGAAGGTTCCCACGCGCATCGTACGAACCGCCAAGGGTCGGGAAACCAGCCCCAGTCCACGCCGTTCCTCGTCCTCTCGAAGTTGCGGATGCGTGAAAGGGAAAGCCTCTCGTCACGGATGTTGGTGAAGACGTTGCCGCCGGTGCCCGTGACCTCGCCGAGGTACTCCCATCGCCACGCCGTCTCGTTCACGTCGTGAAGGTACTCCGCCTCGTCGATGAAGGGCTCACCCAGCCACTCGGGATGCGACTCAACCACGTCGAGGTAAGAAGATCGCCTCACCAGCGTGTCCGCCCGGTTCTGCCGATCCAGGCACTCCACGTTCACCCAGCTCCACATCGTGCGAGGCGGGTTGTAGCTGTAGAAGATCCAGAAGGAATCGCCGCCACGCCTAAGCGAATTGAGAATGGAACGCACCGCCTCTATGCCGTCAAACTGGTCCAATTCCTCAAACCAGATGACAGCAGGATGCCCCTTGGTGAACTTGATGCCCTTCAGCTTCAGCGGATCGTCCGCCCCTCGGAAAACGATGCGCTGCCCGGTTGGAAGGTACGTGATCTCCATGGGCGAGAGCTTCGCCTTGAAATACGCCTCGAGCCCAAGCGAAGAGATCGCCCAGAGCACCTGCTGGTAAACGGAATCTCTCAACGTGTTTCCGAACCGCCTCACCACCACGGCGTTCGCGTAGGGGAAGTGCACGACGAGAAGGACGATGGCTAGACTGATGAAGCTGCTCTTCGTCGAGCCGCGCCCTCCATGCAACCAATAGTGCGTGTGCCCATGCGCGAAGACGTCGCCGAGCACGTCATGGAAGGTGGGAATTACCAGGTCTGCTGCATTAGTCGTCGTCATCGCCGTCGCCCCCGGCAACGCGCACCTCGACGCCTAGCGTGATATGCGGCGTGTCGTCGGTATCGGCCTCGGTCTTCCTCGTGGTCTGCGCGTACTCGTCGGGGTACTTGCGCTCGAGCAGCCACGCGGCCGCCGTCCACTGCGGGTTCTTCTCGCGCGTTGCCGTCGCCATGATGGACTGCAGCAGCGTCTCCTTGTACTCGGCCTCGGCCTTTTTGATGCCCTCAACTAACGCAACTTTCACCTTGCTGTCGGGGTCCTTGAGCCACTTGTACCAGGCGGTCTCGGAGACGCCCAGCCCACGGCATATGTCGGCGTTGCTCATGCCGTGCGACTTCATCTCGATTGCCTGCTCGACCATCCTGTA